TTTGTGGCGCTTGTGATGCCTCTATTATTGATTTTATATTATTTAAATCAATTGTTTTTATTTCATCAAAACTTTGTCCTATTTCACCAGATGGTGCAAACTCGTTATTAAATGTAGACATTGTATATGTTCCATCACTTGCGTTTTTTCCATCAAACTCACCTGCATCTATTCTATCTTGAAGAAGTTTGGCTTCATCCATATTAATTCTTCTTGCCATTTCTCTTTCATTAAAACCACCATATTTTTTCATGTCTAGATAATCCATTAAACTAGTAGATCTTCCAAAATCAGAATTTTGTATTTTATTATTTAAACCTATAATTCCATCTTTTAAATTACCACCGTAATTCATTAAAAATCCAGCTCCAGGTATAGCTATACCCGTTGCTAATTTAACTAAACTCGATAAAGGACTTGAATTATAATAATCCGTTGTCCTTGCTCCACCTTGATAAGGTGTAAATTTTGTTCCTGTTTGTTGAGCTCTTATTTGATTATTTCTATTTAAAGTATTTACAAAATCATTTTGAGATCTTCTATAATCATCACCCGTTACAGGTTTACTATCTATAGTTTTAGAAGTGTAAGTTTTTTTTGTAGGTGCTCTATAAGATCTATACTCAGTATTTTGTCCACCACCGCCACCACCAATATTACCTTTATCACCGCCGGTTCCTTTATCACTCTTACTTGATTTTGATCCTCCAATACCGCGTCCACCTTGATATTCACCCTCACCACGATAACCCGGTCTAGAACCATCTAAAGTTTTAGCAACTCTTTGACCCATTGCATACATCTGTCTAGCTTGTTGTAATCTTGTAATTGACACTATCGTCTTCCTCCAGCATGTATATCTAACCTAAATGTTCCTAATTTCCAACTAGTATCTATTGCTGTGTTAGATATTGTAAGAGCTATGGCTCTTGCTCTTGCACGTGTGTCTACTTTATTAGTAGAAGTTGTTACTGTAAAAGGTCCTAATGATGAACTAGCTGCTGCATCGTTTGGATAATCTCTCAGTTCTAATTGTACAATTGCATCTCCTGATTGAGATATAAAGTCAGGAATAATTCTACTAACTCTCATAATGTTTTCACCATCACCTCTAAGGTCAGCCATATTTGTAGCTGCTCCTCTTATAACTTTTTGCGTAATATCATAATCACCTGATGTAATGTTAGCTGGTATGGCAGCAGTTACTCCTTCTCTTACTTGATTAACTCCTGTTTCATGTTCATAATAATATGTAACACCATCCGTGTTTCCTTGCACATCAAAAGAAGTATCTGTATCTGCATCGTATTGAGTTCCGTGAGGTAAACCAAACACAGCAGAATCTTCCCATGTTGTTCTAGGAAATAAACTACTAGCATTAGTAAACCATATAGGTCTTTTAACTGTTGAATCTAGATAACTATACATAACCGCTCTATTAACATTGTTAGATGTAGCGGATGGATAAAACCATGTAACTTCACCAAACAAGTTATTTATACCGGCATAAACTAATTGATTAGATGTAGTGTTAAGATCATCATAAACAAAATCCTCAACTAAACAATCCATAGATTCTAATTTACCAGTGTATCTAAAAAAACCATTATCAGACATCCAGTATGCAGCACCATCAACTTCAACAGCTGCATTCATTCCTATCAATCCACAGTTAGTACCTACTTGTTCAAAAGCAAATGTAAATGGAGTTCCAACAAATCTCATAGTAAACAAAGAAGTATCAGACCAAACATAAATTGCATTTCTACCAAGTTCAGCCCCCATGATCCGTGATCCGGCGGCCAGTCTTTGTGTACCAGCTGTATTTTCTGCTGTAGGTGTGTAGTCATTAATATTTTCTTGAGAAGAAAATCTTATAAACATATCATCTTGTGTGGTTTTATTACCTATAGTTGTTTCTGTTCCAAAAAATACTAAGTGACGATCAGGTGTTGACACTAACATATCACGTGACGCTGTTGGTGCACCAGTTATAATAGTTGCACGTGTTGCTGTTGCGTTAGATGCATCACCATCCCATTCAAAACATTCTCCGTTATGTATCAAAGCTATTAGTGTTGACCCTAAATTGTCCAAGGACCATAGACCAGGATCTGTTACTGAATCTGTGTTTACCGCAGCAGAACCCCATCCTGTCCATTGAGAAGTGTTGGTTACTGTAGCACCACTAGAATGAGATGCATTAGCTGTCCCCCTAACATTTCTAGTAATACCTGTTAAATTATTTCCCGATACACCTGTGTACGAAATTTCTTCTGAGTCTACTTGAATAAAGTTAGTACCGGTAGTTGGAAACCCTGTTGTACTTGTTAAAGTAATACTTGTTCCTGATCCACCTGTACCAAAAGCATTAGCACTTAGTGATCCGTTTAATGTTGTTGTTGTAACTCCTAATATTTCTCCTCCCCACAAAGGTATACCCCAACCAAAAGCACCAAGTTGTTCTGGTGGTCCTACGGTGTAGTATCTAAAATAAGTAATAGCTCCAGAAGTAGATGCTCCACTACCTGTTTCATTACTAGGCATTGTAATTGTAAAGTTGTTTGCATCTACAACAGATGTAACCATAAATTTTTTATCAGCAAAATCAGCAGCTCCAAAATTAGAATTAGTGATAGCACTAAATGTAGACGCATCACCAAATAAAACTATATCTCCTGCTTGAAACCCATTTGCATTTGCTGTTATAGTAACTGTCGGTGATCCATTGGATGTGCTAAACGCACTTGTAATTGCTGTTCCTGATGGATTAACTAAAGGGTGTATGTCATAATAAACACCACCAGAGTATACATATAAAATTCTATTAGTTCCTATGGCTGCAAATTTAATAGAATCTTTATTAACAAAATGATGCAACCCTCTTGCAACACCTGTAAGTTTTGATTCACCTAACTGATTCCAGCCACCTATTTTTTCAGGTGTGCCATATCTAAAACGTACGTTTTCTCCACCTGTCCACTGTGATTCAGCGCCGGTAGATGTAACTTGTTTATTGAATCCTGGTAAAAATCCTAATTTTTGTAACATATAAAAACCTTTGAAATAACTGATTTACACTATATATTAAATAAATATAGAATGAAAGTCACTAATATAAAAGATTTTTTGATAGTAAAAGACAACTTTTTTGAAGAAAAAGTTTATAATCAAATACTTTATGATATTTCAAGATTAAACTTTCAAAGCCGGTATAATACATCTAGAGAAGAAGACAAAAATATTTATCAAAAAATATATTTTAATGTGCCTTTAAATAAAAACCATTTTGCAGTGCAAGAGGTATTTAAAATACTGTCTGAATATGGGTTAAATTTAGTTTCTACAGAACATAATTATTTTTTAAGTACTAAACACAAAAAAGCATCTCCCCACACCGATAATTCAGATGTAAATTGTTTAGTATATTTAAAAGGAATTAATATCTTAAATAGTGGCACTGGTTTTTACCACAAAGAAAATGATGAACTTGTTTTAAACAGACATATAGGATTTAAAGAAAACAGAGCGTTAATTTTTGACTCTAAAATACACCACACTTCTTTACAATTTAATGAGGTAACAGCAACAAGATATGTAATGGCTAATTTTTTTAATTATAAATAATATGAAAATTATGAAAGCTAAAATTGTATGGTTTCCTGAAAAACTATCTTCTATAAATTTTGATTCTTTAGAAAATAAAATGGAATGGGATCAAGAACATTTAAAAACTGTTCGTAAATTTATGGAACAAGATGGATTATTATTTCCAGGAGTATTTAAAGATGGTGAGATACATTGTGGACACTATAGATTTAAAATAGCAAAAGAGATGGGCTATGATGGTATCGATGCTTATAAGGTAGATAGTTTTAAAGATGCCCTGCACTTGACTAATTTTAGTCAGTTGTGTTATAAGCACTATCAAGAATATAAAGAAAATAATTACTTATGATAAATACTTACAATTTATTTGCTGTGCCAGTCGTGCATGGTAAATTACCCTTACAACCAATTGTACATAAAAAAATTTTATCATTTGTAGATGATAACTATACTGAAAGTGATTTACGTTCTAATAGAAAGGGGTTTCAATTTCATAAAGATTTTGAAGGTAAAAAAGAAATGGATGAATCAATAAATCAAATGATGTTAAAAACATTTAACAGTCATATTAGTTGGAGCTGGTTAAATGTTTTAGGAGACAACTCTTACAATAATCCACATTCTCATCCAACTCTTCACTCTAATTTTTCAGGAGTGTTTTATTTATCAAACGAAAACAACAATATAATTTTTACAAGGGATAATGAAACTTTTAGTTTTCAACCAACAATTTTTGATTTTTTAATTTTTCCATATAGTTTAGTACATTATGTATTACCGGAAAAAAGAAAAGAAAAAAGAATATGTTATGCATTTAATTTAAAAACCTTGGAGGATAAAAACAATGTATGAATCATTAACAGAAGCAACTAAATTTCATTCAATAAATGAATCTAATTGGATTGGGGAGGCGTTAGCAGAATATAAACACAACGTTTTTAATTTAATAAAAGAAAATAATGTAAAAACTATTTTAGATTATGGTTGTGGTAAAGCAAAATTTCACTCTATTTTATTTAATAATAAAAAAGTTCCTGGCTCACCAATGGGTGTTGATATTACTCCTTATGATCCAGCAATTGCAAAGTTTGCTAATAAACCAACTGGACAATATGATTTAGTTTTATGTGTTGATGTAATGGAACACGTTCAAGAAGATAAAGTTGAAGAAGTTCTTAA